CTGGGGTGGGTAAACCCACTCCACTCGGATAAACCCCCGGGTGACGGGTACCATTATGACCCCATGGATCAGGGCGCCAGAACAACGTAGGACGACACTAGACGGACAGTCATCTATCATAACAACCAGCTCCCCCTGTCCCTACAGAGCGCTGGCCCAGACGCAGTCGTGTTTCCAGCCAAGACCGAGCTGCTATGTCCACTAGACCGACCTAGACAGGGGGCCGTGGACACTGGGGTAGCATGTGCAGTCGACAGCAAGTCAACCGAGCAGAGCCCCTAAGGTCGGTACGCAGATTTCATTTCGCTGACCCTCATATGCTATCGGTGGTTCCAGGGTTCCATGGAAACTTGACAGCGGTTCGATCACTTCCGCTCGGGTTCGCCTAGACATGTGTTGGCATCATTAAGTCTAGGTTTTCAGGCTGTGGCCAACTTTCCCTAGCCCATCTCCCTAAGGGGTTACAAAGCCCTAGGTTGTCTGTTCCACTTCACCAACCACCATCGGGACGAGCCTCCCTCTCTCCCTTTATGCTTCAACGAGGATTCCAGGGAAAACCAACCCCCCACCCCAGCTTACCTTAACCGTTGGTGCCGCGCTCCCGCGCTACGCCCGATATCAGGTTTCCCTGCCGGAACTACCAGCGGCACGGCCGTCAGTTTAAATAGCTGCCCTTACGCCAGGGAGTAAAACCCCAACATATCAGCACAACCCTGACTAGGCCGCGGCTCCCCAAGGCAGAGGTCCCTACCCCTTGACCTCAGATCCACACAAGGTGTCAACAAGGTTAGCCTCCCTCGCGAGGGGGCGCCCTTCCCGCCCGTAGGAATGCAAGCAAAGCCTGTCTTCCCACACACTCTCATCTCGCTACCACTGGCCGCCTAATCACCTTAAAGGTTTTCACCGGTTTCCAGCCACCACCTGACCAGTTCTGTGACCGGCCGAGTGGATCCTATGGGCAGCAAGACGTGCCCAGTCGCACCTCGCAGATGGACCAGGATAACACGACTTGGACGACTATGGTAGGCCGTCCAGCCAATCAGTGTCCCCGCTTGGAAGTGACCATCCATCGACTCCATCCGCGACGTGTATTTGCGCCCACACGTCGGGGAAAGTGATGCCCGATTTCAGTGACTCCTCCAAAGCGTGCTGATATGGCACACTGATGCCCCAAGCCTTCTCAAAGCTAAGCCGAGCCTCCAGGGTAATGGGTACCACGCGGGCGGCGTGGTAGTCCAGACCCTGAAATCTTACAGCGGCAAGCAGAGAGCCTTCAAGGTAGTCCTCAGGACTAGACAGGTCGCGGGTTGTCTCTAACCGCTCTACAACCGTGGCAAAGTACGCCTGCAGAAGCGGCACACCGCTCGCCAGTGCCAGTTCACACTGCGAGACCACTTTCAGAACTTTCCTTCCATGCACCATGTGATCATAATGCCGATGGCCACACAGAGCTCCAGAAAGCACCTTCCATGGGTCTCTAACCATTGTTACTCGGCCACCACCAAGCTCCAACGGTTTGCACTGACCGAAGACTACATGCTCGAACACCGTCACGGGTGGACCAACCTCCAGCTCTCTTGCTGACAGGTTGGAAAGGATGGACGCAAAATTAGCGTGCACCCAGTTGGCTCTCTTGGCCTCCACAAACACAAGGCAGTTATCCCCATCTGCCAAGGTCGTGTACCGTGGCTCGACCCCCAGAAGCTCCGTGATGGACATCATGGTGGCGACGACATCGCCAAGCATGATGAGGGTATTACCCATGCCGGTATTAAGATCACCGGA